GTAGTTGTTGTGGTAGTACTAGTAGTTGTGGTACTAGTTGTAGTTGTACTAGTGGTTGTAGGTGCGGGCGTAGTCGTAGTTGTAGTTGTACTAGTCGTAGTTGTAGTACTAGTGGTTGTAGGTGCGGGCGTAGTCGTAGTTGTTGTGGTAGTACTAGTCGTTGTTGTAGTACTAGTTGTTGTTGTACTAGTTGTTGTTGTACTAGTTGTTGTTGTTGGAGCTACTGTAGTAGTCGTGCTGGTTGTAGTTGTAGAAGTTGTTGTTGTTGTAGTACTTGTGCTTGTGCTTGTAGTGGTGGTTGTGGTTGTGGTTGGTATTGGAGTAGTGCTAGTAGTAGAAGTAGTACTAGTAGTGGAAGTAGTACTTGTAGAAGTAGTAGAAGATGTTGGCGCATAAATGCCTATAAAATAAGGATTAGATAAAACTGGATTCCAATAAGTGTCGCCAGAATATTGAACTGTTATCGGGTTATTTCCCGGTGGAAGACTGTTAGTGTTATATGTCGCTACACCATTTACTAAAGGCAATGTAACTAATGGCTCACCAAAGTTATATAAGGTGACTGTTCCAGATGGCGGCGGTGTAGTTGTAAATGGCATCAGGGGCTCACCGTAACTGTAATGGTTATATTCTGCCCAAAGGCTGCTGGATTCACATTAGAAGTGATTGTGACGTTGGCTGGAGGCAATGTAGTGGTAGTCGTAGGTACGGGAGGGAATTGCTCATCCTGCGTTAATTGACCAGCCCTGCTCTCCGTAAATAACTTTATGCAGTTTCCAAAATACTTGTTTTCTATATCATTTACATACCAAATAGTCCCAGTACTATCTATAATCTTGGTGTTAATCTGTGGCATTGCAGCAGAAGGGACTACCGTTTTAAACAAAAGCCAATTTACTCTTACCCTATGACCCCATGTGCCATCACGGTCTATCTCTTCCATATCGTCTTCTGTAACACGCATAATCGCATCAGTAGTAACAAATGTACTACCGTCTGGATTAATTACAGTTACTGTCTGACGGTTGTAAAACCATTTGTATACATATGTCAGATTGATAAGAGGACTATTCATATAATGATGCTATGGTCTTCCATTGGATTTAATTGACTTAAGATGTTATTTATATCAGTTATTTGTTGAAGTAAATTTTTTCTCCAAGTATTTGCATCGATGCTAATGCCATCGATAGTGTGCGTGGGCGGAGATCCATTTAACGCATCCTGAGTTAATATATCTATGTAACTAGTTCTAAGACTGACTAAGGATTCATAACTTGTAGCCATTATTTACCTCCGGTTCGACATTTCCACAACTTGCAAGCCCAATAACCAGCGGTCTTCTTATCAGACTTACTATCACAATTATGACGAGCACAGAAGCTTGCTTTTCTTTCAGGATTAGATTGTTTCACTCGCATATTCGGATCGCCAAAATGTATTGTTCTACCTCCAACCTTAACCATATATTTTTTGTCGCTTCGAGTGGACGCAGTCCATCTTGCTTCGTGGAATGCTGAAAATTTATTCATTTTGACCTCTAGTATTAAATGACATTAAAAAAACCTCTCACTAACATATGTTAATGGGAGGTTTAACAGTCTCTATTAAATTAAAACTATTTTAAAATCGTAACTTTATGTTTATTTACAGTAGACACAACATTTAAGAAAGAATTATATCCCGAGACTGCTTCCGCTTCATTAAAAGCGTGAATCTCCATAGAGGGCAAAGCTGGAAGACTTACTTTGTAAAGTTTCAGCGTTAAAATGTCTTCCTTGACTTCTAATATGTCCTTATTTTCTTCTTCTTTTTTCTTTTTTGCCATATGGTCCTACTTTTTAAATGACACAACCTCAGACTTATTATAGTCTGAGGCTGTGGTAAAACTTCGGGAGAAGTTATATTAAGATACTACGCCGAGGCAGATAGCTCTTGGTTCGTAAACACCTGCACTACCCATTGTGACAGCTCTACAAGAGAACAATGTGTCATTGGTAATGTTCCATGTAGATGGTTGAGGTAGAATTGTGAGTTCTAAAGGTCTAAATTCACGATACATGAACGCTTTCTTTAGATTGCCGAATAGAATGAAGTTTGCACTGTCTGCATAGCTCATACCATTGGACTGAAGAACCTTCTGAACATAGATGTCACTATGAACTTCGTACTCACCAGCTACTAGTGGGTTCTTAGCATAGGTAGCAATGTTGTTACCTGCAACTGCATAGTTTCCACCACGAACGGCTTCGCCTTCGAGAATAGTCTTTAGCCTGTAAAGTGATTGAGGAACAACTAGAACTTGCTTGCGGTCGAGAAGCTCGATTGGCAAGTTAGGGTTGTATGGGTCAACTTGATTCAAGATTGTTTGTTCTAGCTGATTAATCGATGAATAATCAGTTATGTTAAAACTTGTAATCTTGTTGACGAATGGACCTGCAGCAGCGGCAGTGTAGTAGGTTGAAAGCTGGTTTGTGTTGAAAATGTATTGGTTTAGGTAACCAAGAATAACATTGTACTTGTGATAAGTAACAGAAGTCTTGGTGGTTGTTCCAATCATCTCAGCTTGCTTAATGATCTGGCTTGTTTTGTCGCCAGCAGCAGCTTCAAAGCTAACATTGAGAATACGTCCCCACTTAACTATTGCAGGAAGTGTGACTGATTGTGTTGCAACGATGTCGGCAGGAAAAGCTTCGCCTTCATTTACGATTTCACCTAGTGAAGAAGGTGAAGACACATATCCTACAACTTCAGCACCAAGATTTTGGTTGCTTACACCTACAGTAGTAATAAGCTCATCTACTGAACTCTTTTGTGCATCAAACGAATCCTTAATAATCGCCAATAAAAATTGACTACCGATGCCCACAGCGGCTTGGCTAGATAGTGAAACAGATTCTGGCGATTCCATAATTGGCTTGCCACCCTGCATTTTTTCCATCCAGTCGTGACCGTGGAATGCTTCGAATAGTCTGCGGATTGACCAATCTTTACGAGGGTCAATCTTTTTTTCTGCAATGGCATCATGAAGAGCAGCATAAGTGGCATCACGCCCGTTGCTTTCATAAATGCTTTTTAATTTGTGTTCAAAACTCATTGTATCGTCTCCTTATTTTTTTGATTAGCGGGCTAGTGGTAATTTGGTTGAAAGTAGTCTGAACTTGACTCTGGTCAAGCTTGACCCTGCTTCTACAACAACACCAATGGCTCTTGCCAAGGTTGGTACAGAAGCAACAGTTTGCGAGACGAGTGCATTGCCAGTATCTTTAGCCATGCCCACATAGTCCCCGACTTTAAATGTAGTAGAAGCACAATCAGCTTCGTAAACACCAGTAGATGAAACACCTAAAGTGTTAGGTTGGTTAGCACCATATACTTGATCACTTAGTGCTGCCTTGTACTGATAGCTATGACCTAGTAGCAATGCCACGAAGTCTGTTTGAGTTGTTGCTAAGTCTGTATTCCAAACAGTGTCTTTTGCTGGAAAGGCATTGCCTGCAGCGCTAAGACCACAAATGTCACCAATGTTAACAGCAGTTGCTGTTAAAACTGGAATGATAGTCTGATTAGCTGATTCTCTGATATATAAACATTGTCCCATTGTATAATCTCCTTTTTCTTAAGACCTTAAGGCTTTTACGAGTTCGTCTACTGTAAGTTGTTTTTGGTTTTGTGCTACATCAGCTCCAAATGATATTGGTTGTTTAGATGTGGCAACAATACTCTTGCGGTCCTCAACTAGTTTCTGCCATTTTGATTCTGGAACTGATTCCAAAACATCGACAAATGCTTCGGTAACTAATTTGTCAGCAAGACCAGCTTTCTTACAGTAATCTTTGATTTTGATTACGCTCTGTACATGCTTCTCACGTACACGATAGGAATCAAGCTCTTCTAAAATTAGCTTGAAACCAAGTTTGTTTGATTTACGGATTGATTCTTCAGCTTTGACTTTGTCATCGACATCAGAATCTTCTGATTCATCTAATCCCATTACTTCTTTGGGAACAGCACCTTCAGATTTCATATCCATATCTTTAGGCATCATGAGTTCCATCATTTTGTTAACAGCCATATCATGATCACCTTCATGGCTTTTGAGAATGTTATGCATCTCTTTTTTCATGTTGTCACAGTATGCTTCATATGATTCGAATTCCTTCTCCTCACCTTCTTTGACTTCTGGCTCTTCGCAGTCGCCTTCGCCAATTACTTGTCCACCGAGCTTAGGCTCCATAAGCCCTTCTTCGGGAACATTAACGTGCTTCCCCGGCATAACCAAGGTTGCTTCTTCTTTCTTCTTCATAATGGACTCCATAATCAAGTTGTAAGATTCGAATAAATTTTTATTGGTAGCGGCTGAATGAACGATATCCACGCTATCTAGTTCTGTGATATCTTCTACTATCTCTTCACCAGTTTTATGGTCCATTCTCGTCTTTGCTATCGCAGCATGACTGAGACCAATGGCATCGGGCTGGTTCTGAACAAAATACTCAAACGCTCCCGCCCACGCATGCCCTGTGTTAAATTCTAAGTCCCCATAAATTCCATCAGACTCTAGACGAGGATTAACTATTCTGCCAAACCTTTCCAATACACTTCTTGGTTCGTTTGGCTTGTGATCGAGATTGACTACTATTCCATCATATTTTGGAAGGGCTTTAGCCATAACATCCAATGGATAATATCTACCATTACGACTACGTTGCCCTAAAACTTTAACATTCTTTACTAGGTTTCCCTTCAATTCATGGGCTTCTAGTACAGATGTAGCATCAATTATATTTTTGGTTTTTTTTCTCATGCTACTAATAATATGACAGTTTACTCGAAGTTCTTCTTAAAATCATCTAATAGATTATTAAATTCATCGCTGCTCATCTTGGTCTTTTTGAATATCTCAGATTTGGAATAATTCTGCAAAAACATTTTTAACGCTTCCGCTTCAAAATCAGCATATCTGGTTTCAATAAAGTCATATAAATCAATTAAGAATACTTTACTATCCTTAGAATCTATAATTTTATCTGATAATTCCATTAGTAACATCTTTTTATTATGAATTAAGTTCTTAGTACCAAGAAGACTTCTATATATCCTGCCAAAAACATATCTATTTGCAAATGCACCTAAACTTACATTTTTAGTATTATCATATCTTCTTATTGCCATAAGAAGACCTATATAGCCTTCTTGAATTAAATCTTCTAATTCTACATTTGCATTTAATGCATAAAAATAATTTGCTATTGATTTGACAAGCGGTGTATATTTAACTACATACTCAGGAGTTGGGTCTATTACTATTTTTACTATTTTTCTTTGGTTTAAGGTCTTGCTTTTCTTCATTATTTTCCTGTATATTAAAAAACCCATTAATAACTTCATCATCCACATTTGGATGATATATTTTCAATATCTTTCGACCTTGCTCTCCTTCAACTCCTGCACTCTGTAATTGAGTTACACTCTTCACAATTGCTTCAAGACTGTTATCATTACTGGTATGACCTTGTTGTTCTTCTAAATCTAATCCATGTGAAGAAGCTACCGATTGTTTTGACTGAACACCCATATCGACCAATATCTTTTCAGCTTGGGCTTCTTTTAAAAAGTCTCTGGTTAATAAGCTTGGAGATTCTGCGATAATCTTGACATCTGTAAGGGCATTCTCAGGCAATAATCCCTTCCTGACAGCATAAGTTACTTGCTTCCACATCAGACTAGGATTGGGCTGAGTGCGGCGTGTACACATGAATTCAGAGAGAAGTTTCTGCCAACGAATAAAGGTCTTAAAGCTAGGGCTTTCCTGTACCTGATGGGCGCTGTAAGACCCATTCTCAAGGTTCTGGGTAAGCATGACTTCACTGATGCCGTAATGGGCGCAAATAGCCCTTAGATTAGCCATGAGGGTTATTTGGCTGTCTTCAGATCCTAATTGAATATCTGGGAATTCATATTCAATGTTTCCAGATGTTGTAAGAATTGAACTGTTAGGTAAGTTCTGGAAGTTTAATTGTTGTTGTGTGGCAGGATCGGTATAACTAATATTGGTTGTCTTCTGAGTAAGGGCTGTTACAGCTTCAGGAGGGCTATTCATAACTTTTCTAATCATACTGACTTTAGAACGAGATATTGCCAATGATATCATAGATTCTAATACTCTTTCAGCGTTTCTGTAATTACTATCTACAGCAAAACTGTAAGGCAAACCTCTTTTACTGTTACTTGGTGTTAACACTTTCATGTAATTGACTTCTGATTTGTCTACTAGAGTAGGTGTTAAACCAGCCCAAGGTGTTTCAACAATCCAATATCCTTTCACATCATGAATATCATCTGACCTACAAGATATTCCAAAACTTATGTCTGGGTCATTGCTATCTGAAGGTGGAAGGATTAAATCAGGCTCAACAGCTCTAATGGTAATTAAACCGTTTGATTGTTCAAAGCCTCTGACACAATATTCTCCTTCGACTAATAGTCTCCATATAAATTCATTCTCAAAATTGTTTATTTGATTGTGTTCACAATAAAGATCGATTAACTCTTGTGTTTGATTTACTAGTTTTTGATTTACGTTATCTGAGGTAGGAATAACTTTATACTTTAGACCTTCTCCAACAACATAATCTTGGAATATCTTTATAGTTGCTGCACAGTATTCGTTGTAAAAAGCAAGTTGTCTGCTTCGTTCTCTAATGAGTTTTAATTGGTAGGTAGTAAGGTATACTGGTTTAACATAACCATAACCTTGGTCATATTGGGCGGAGAACGCAAACGAATTAACACCAGAGCCGCCCCAGATTCCGCCAGTCGTCCACGCATAATTGGAGTACGGATTGAAGTCTAGAGCACTTGATGTCCAAGGGTCATTTATAGGAAAATTTACCGATTCCCTTACAGGATTTTTTCTTTTCTTTTCTGACATTTATGTTACCTACCTATTTATAAATGACTAATGACCTAGAATACACCATTGCTTGTAATGAGTCCCAACAGTATCAAAGTCTTCCCAGATATTTTTAAAACTTTTAATGCTTATTTTTTGATAACTATCATACAAAGGATTCATTATAATTAAACTTCTTTTTTCTGTTCCACATAGTATAACATAGTGACCTTGATAGCATGTTATTATAGGTATGCCTCTTCTTAGATAATATTTAACACTATTCCAATCAAAATTACCTGCAACCACATTGTACCCATTAATTCTTAGCTGATGTTCTATACTTCTAGGTGAGGCACCATCTACTTGACTTGAAAATGTAAAGTTTTTAACTTTAATTCCATGATATTCAAATAAAGAACGAATACAGCTTTCGGCGCAAGAATAATTATCAGTTTGTTGTATTATTGGTATTTTTATCATTTGAAGTGACTTTCAAAACTTGCCAATGGTGTCATCAAACTAAGATTAAATGCATCGGCTAAGTCAGGACTTCTTCCAAGCCTCTTAACCATATCGTCCTTAGACTCGACTACAGTTTTACCCTGTAAATCAATACTAAACTCTGGTAATTTAATCTCTTGCATAAGCTGATTTTGTAAATTCTTTTCAATCATGGCTATAGATACTTGTTTAGCCCTTACAAGATTCCTAGCTCTTACCCAAAGTTCTGAACGCATGTTTTTAACATATATCTCTTTATCTTCGGAAGGTTTTCTAGAAGATAAGACTTCAACAAAGTTGTATGTGTCGCTTGGGCTGTCTCCTTTTAGATCTACAACGCCCGCCCCCAAGCCCGTACCATCTATAAAACATGGTATTTTAAATGCAGAAAGGTTTTTTGTAGCATATTTATTACACAGTTCTTTAATTTTATTTGCAGTTTGTACAATACTAAAACCCTTATAACTTAATAATTCAACTATGTTTGGTCCTCTTCTAACACAAAATACAGTTGCACAAAGTCCATATCTTGCTACATCGCATCCAATAGATACAAAATAATCAGCATCATCTGGCAGATTTTGCTGAATATTGATTAAATCTTGTTCGTTATATAAGCTAAATTCAGACTGCTGCGGATAATGCCCTCGAATCTGAATATCAAATAATGGATTCTCTGTAACATAATCCACATCTTCAAACTTCCACGACTTATGTGCTTCGTGAACTTCGGCTATTCGACAATCAGTTTCAATCCTCATTTTCACCGTTGCATAAGTAATCGCACCGGGAACCACTTCTTCCTTCATGGTCACATTGGGGTGATTAAGTGCGCTTATGTTTAGCACTTCATAAATGCCCTTCTGAGCCTCTAAATAGAACGGACTGGACTGAGAGTAGGGATTGGAGATGGCAAGGAAGAAGTGCCCTTTTTTATTAGGCTCATACATACTAAAAGCCCGTTGCCAATATATCTGGTCTATACCTTCTGCTTCATCAAATATGACTAATAAACCACCCTTACAGTGCAATCCCTGATAAGATTCACCAGAATTAGTAGCTAATCCCTTAACCCATGAACTGCTATTCCTATATAAAACAGATGCTTTAGGGGCAAAGTATGGAGAATTAGGCATAATCTCCCGCATGTTACGAAAGATAATATCATTAATCTGTCTAGCAGTTGGTGCTGTTACTATACCAATACCATCAGTATAATGATCGAAAAAATAACATGCTAATAAAGCGGCAAGGACACTCTTTCCAATTGAGTGTCCTGCATGAACGATTGTTGGTTTGTTAGTTAATACAGAACGAAGTACTTTTATCTGGTCTGATGTTAATTTATATCCACGGTATTTAGCATATTCTACTATATCAGTTGGGATGTGAGCCGAAGTCGGCTTCAAGTTTTTCTTCAATTCCTGAACTTGAACTTGCATCTTCGTCAAGCTTTTCTTTAACTTGCTTAAGTTCATGGATAACCTTGTTAAGTTCTTTGAGTTGTTTTTGAACTATTTGTAATTCCCATCTGTACACACCAGAATTCCATTTTGGATTTTTGCGTTCCAACCACCAAGCAAGCCATTTAACATCGTCCATATGTCCAGTACTGATTAATTTAGACACTGCTCTGGCTTCTACGTTGGCTTCCGCTTGTGTAACCTTCTTTTGAAAGTCTGTATATGGCTTATTGGGCAAACGCATCCAGCGCTGAAAGGTCTTAGGATGTATACCAGCTATTTTAGCTGCCACTTCACGAAAATTACCCTGCTCAATACAGTCGATTATTATCTTCGTTATCTCCGCATTTAATTTAGTCCCATTATTGTTCTTCATCTAAATCTTCTTCCTCATCCAGAAAGTCAAAAGCAGGCAATTCTTCATTTTGCCTGTCGTAAATTTCTAAGATGATATTGGCTAGGTTTACTGCAGCATCTCCACGAACGCCAACATCATTAGATTCTGTAATGATTTTGCATAAAGCGTCAAGAGACAACTTCATAGCTTCATGTAAATGTTCTTCATTAAAATACATCATCATCCTGTTAAAACATAGTAAACAATGTTCCCGCCAATGTTAGCCGCACCAGATAAATTAAGAATCAAATTATCATTAGATGCTAATGTTTCAAACTGACCAATAGGTTGAATATTACTAATATAAGATGAAGTTGTTGCGATGCCACCATAAGCAGCAAGAGGCATAGGACCAGTTAAATCACCAGATGCTCCTGATTTAAACTTCACAATAACATCAGCATCAGTAATAAGGTTAAAAGATAGAATACGAATTCTTCTATTGGGATATGTAGAGCCCACAACAATAATGTTGTCTCCTGAAGCGGTAACATCAATTTTCGCAAATTTAAGCATAGTCGTAATCTCCTATTCATAAAATGACATTAATCGTAAGATAACGGCTCATCACAACAAATACTAAATTTAACTTTCTTTCTATCTA